CAAATAAAAAGGGCGCCCCGGAGGGCGCCCTGACGTCCAGCAGGGTGGGTGCTTATGCCCCCTGCGAGCCGTAGATGCCACGCCAGTCGCTGAAGCCAAAGCTGTAGCGCTCGCGGGCCTTGTAGCGGAGGTTCCCGGTGGAGAAGTCCGGCTCCATGGAGGTTTCCATGGCGGTGCGCTGGAACATCTTCAGGCCTTCGCCCATCTCGGTCACGGTGGTGAGCAAGAAGAACGCATCCGGGTCGGTCAGGTAGTGGTTCACGGTGTAGCCACCGGGAAGCACGCCCGTGTTCCGGATTGCGTTGATGTCGTTGTCGGCCGTGCCAACCCGGAGCGTGGACTCCAGGATACGGTCAGCAACGAACACCAGCTGCGGGGGAACCACAAGCTTGGTCGCCTGCACGGAGATGGTGAGACCACGATCGTCGGTGAAGGTGCTGATATCGATCAGCGCGTCTTCAAGGGACGTCTCGTTGAGGTCAGCCATCGTCGTCGCACGGTTGGCAGCGGTGCCACCACCGGCCAGCGGGTGGTCGGTAGCGATCAGTGCCTTACCGTCGCCGCCAGCGAAGCTGGAGGAGAAGGCGTTGTTGAGCACGTCAGCACCCTTCACTTCCTTGGTGTTAGCCATGGAGCGAGCAAGGGCCTTCACATAGCGCTTGCCGAGGGAGTCGTAGAGGTTGTCCTCAACGGCTTCCTCTGTGAGCGAGAAGGCGAGTGCGATCGTGTCGTGGGTGTAACGAGCAGTGTAGCTCTCGGAGGCGTTGTCGAATTGGACGCCCTGGCCTTCGGTCTTGACGGGAGCTCCGCCAAATCCGGTGACCAGCACTTCCTCTTCAAACGCACGCTGAGAATCTTCGATGGCGAAGATCTCTTCGTACTCGCGAGAGTAGCTGTCGTAGCTCATGCCAAAGAGGCTGTTGAGTCCGGGCTCAAGCTCTTTGGCGAGCTGGGCGCGTGAAATAGCCATTATTCAGCCTCCTTATGCAAGGCCAGCGGACTTCACGCCCATGATGTGGTTCTGAATCACCACCATCACGTTCGTGTTAGCCGAGGCCACGTCGTCGTTGTCGGGATCTTGCGAAATGTCGATCGCCTTGAGCGGCAGGGTCGTAGTCGTAGCACCCGTCGTGACGTCGAGCTCCAGGTTGGAGCGGCCAGACTTCACGTCGCCGGTCGTAGCGTTGTCGACGATATCGAAGTTGCCGAACAGATCAGCCACCGGGAAGGCAGCGTCTGCTTGCACTTCAAACACCACGGAAGGATCGTCGATCACGAACGCAATGATGTCGTCCGCAGCGACCGAACCGGGGTAGTAGTTCTTGAACACCTGCTCCCCGGTCGTGGGATCGGTGTAACGCACACCGTTGAAAACACCCACAACAGGAACCGTGCTGGAAGCAGCGGCGCGCTCAATACCACCACCAGTTACTTGCTTGACCAGGTCGCCCTGGAAAATTGCACCAGAGAGGTTGTTTGCGATCCGGTAACGGGATTGACCCCCAGAGTAAGGGGCTCCACCCATCATACGGCTCGGACGCAACCCGAATGCAGCGTCTTTATTTGCCATGTGAATGGCCTCCTATCAGCGTCGTCCAAAAGTGACTTGGGTATCGCGCTGGGGGTCATACTTAACGTAACGGCTGTCACCACGGAGCTCGCCAAACATATTGTTGTCCAGCGCTTCCCGGGCCTGGCGCGTCTTGTCGTTGTAATACGCTCGACGCTCCTCAACCGTTTCGATCGGTAATTTCGCCAGCAGCAGACCCTCGGTACTAATCACGCCCTCATGGCGGCCGCTGTCCATGGTGGGGTAGGCATCGCGCCACTCAGGCGGGAGGTCGGTGCCACGCACCAGTTCCCAGCCCTCGCGCACTCGACGGGACACGTTCGCCCTGTCTTCTTGCCCCAGCATGCTCTCCCGAATCCACCGATATTCAAAACCCGGAGGAGCCGGAGGAGTTTCCAGCTTGCGCACTGGGCGCCAAGGTTGTCTGCGAGCTTGTTTTTCGTGAGTCTCGGAATCACGGTTTGCGCGGTTCGACGTGTTACTCATATCAGCGTGCCTCTCGTTGTGCGATCTTCTGCTTTTCCTTCGCCACCCGTTGGAGCCATTGCTCCTCCGAGAGGTTGTGCGGCTTCAGACCGCGGAGGCGTTCGATCTCCGACTTGGTGAACGTCACGCCACGCTTAGCCTGTGTTTTTTGTCGACCTCCTACGGAGGCGGAAGCGACTCTTTGCACAGAGGGCCGGCTTTCCTGTTTCCCGACGTCTTGGCCACCTTCTTCGGCGGCCTGAAGATTAGGATACGCCCGATACACCCGCTTGTTCAATTCCGAATAGTAGTCCTCGGAATCTGCCTCAAAGCCTTCGTTCAGAAGGTTGAAATGGGTGAAATAAGCAAGCTGCGTAGCCGCCGCGTGGTCAGGATCCTCTTGGTTCCCGTACCATGGGTTCTGCTGGTGCCAGGACAAAGCCTGGTCAGTCGGCTTCACAGGCTCCTGCTGCTGCGGCTCGGGCTGGTACTGCTGATATTGCTCAGGCTGCGGCTGGACCTGCTGGGCCTGGGCCTGCTGAACACCGGCCTGGCGAGCCTTGGCCGCGTTGAGCTTCTCCTTCTGGATCGCGAGCTCGGTCTTCAACGTATCGGCCTTGGACATGAGCTCGGCATCGCCGCTGGAGACCGCCTTCCGGTAAATCTCGTCTACCTGATCAGACTTGGCCTTAAGCGATTCCTCTTCCTTCTGGAGCATGCTTTGCTGGTAGTGAACCGTCTGCTGACGATACTGCTGGAGCTCCTGCTCCTTTTGCATCGCCACACGCTCTAGCTGGGCGGCGCGCTCTTCGGCCTCCCGGCTCTTCTGGTTCAGCTTGTTGATGCGCCGGGACACCTGCTTGGTGTAGCGCTCAAGCTCATCGTCGCTTGAAGCCTGGGGCTCCGGTTGCGGCTCGGTTTCGGGCAGGTCTTCGGTGATCTCAAAGTCGACCTGATCTTCTTCAGCTTGCTTTGCCTGGTTCTCAATCATCGGAAGCTCACTATGTCGTCAGGGTCTAGGATAGTACCAATGACCTCGTCGTCATTGATGATGCGGACCTCAGCACCGTCCTCAAGCTTGAAACGAGCCCCGGAGTAGCGGCCGATCAAGACCCAGTCACGCTCCTTGCACCACGGCTTGTGGCCAAACTTGGCCGTCTCCGCGTAGCAAAGCGGGCCCATCTTAACGACATAGGCCACCACGGTGGCCAGGCCCTCACGATCAAGGGTTTCCTGGGTGAGGTGAATCCCACCCTTGGTAGTGCCCTTCCCCGCATAAGGAAGTACCAGCATGCGCCACCCCGACGGGCTTGGCATGCGCTCAAGCGCGCTCTTATCCAACAGCGTCGGATCAAGCACGCGCTCCTCAGAGCTCACATAAGCTTCTTCTACACTGGGTTTACTCACCGCGCCTCCTTCTTGAGGTAGTCCCTAATGGTCTCCTCAATCAAGTCTAACGCACGCAGTTCGCCCTGCACAAATTTGTACTGTTCCATATCTTTGAGCAAACCATTCATGAGCATCTCTTCGATCAGCGCCCGACGCTCGCGAATGGTTCGCTGTAACTTGGACTGAAGGTCTAGCTCGTCCATCAAGTCCTTTCGTAGTAATAAAGACCCTTCGTGGCGGCGCCGGTGCCACGGGTCTTCATTCTCTTAGGCTTAGCTTTAGCGGCACCCATAACGGCACCACCTGCCTTCATCGCTTTCGCCTCCTTCATGGCGATGGCGACAGCTTGTTTTTGCGGACGACCCTCTTTACGGAGCATCTTGATGTTCTCCGAGATCGTCTCCTGGCCACGTCCCTTCTTTAGCGGCATCTTGTGCCTCCTTCTTTGGTGCCGCCTTCCGGCGGCGCTTGGGTTTGATTGCCGGCTCCTCGATCAGGGCCTCTTGCTCGGCTTCAGAAAGAGCCACCAAAGGAGGCGCAGGCTCCTCCCCGGTGGCACGGCCTAGCTTGGCCGCAATTCGTGCCTCGTTTGCCGCGTCGCGGTCAGCCTTCCGCTTCTTCTCTGAGGCGAAAGCTTCTTGCTCGATAGCGCGGAGCTCTCTCTTGAACGCACGCAGCTTTTGAATGGCTTCTAGTCGGTAGCTGGTAGTCATGTTTATCTCCCAAATTTCCTAGCCATTTCCATCAGCTTCAGCTCAGCATTCTGGCGAAGCCGATCCTCGGCAATTTCGATCTTATCGTCAGCTATTTGCTTCTGAAGGTCCATGCGCTGGCGCTGGATCTCAGCTTCCAGGAGCTTCTCCTGGATCCGGCGTTGCTCTTCGGCCTGGAACTCACTCTGATCCTGTTGGAGCTCAGCAGCGCGCAGCTGGAGCTCTTGCTGGCGGATCTGCACCAGCGGGTCGTCTGCCCCGCCCTGGCCAATCGACTCCATAAGCTCCGCCGTCAGCTGGGCCAGGATCGGCGAGGCCAGCTGGTCGATCAGCATCTGCACCTGCTGCTGGAACATCTGCACCTGCTCAGGCGGAAGCTGCTGCGCGAGCATGGGCAGCTGCTGAATCTGCTGCATTACCTCCGGCGGAAGCTGCTGCTGAGCCAGCTGAGAAGCCCGAAACTGCAGGTGCTGGAGCATGTGCGAGATGATCATCGCCTGCAGCTGCGGGTTCTCCTTGACCACCTGAGTCAGGAACAGCTGGCGGTGGGCATCGACGTGGGCCACATGGTTCTGCGGCTCAAAGGCCTGCGCCGGCTGCCCCAGGAGGAGTCCAGAGTTCTCTAGGCCCGCGTCCACCGGCATAGGCGGCTGAGGCTCCGGAGGCGGCTGCAGGAGGGTATCGATATCGTCGACCCCCAAGGCCGCGTACATGCGCCGGTAGGCCTCATAGACGCCCCGTGGGCCATGGATCTGCGGGTTAGACTGAACCAGCTGCATCAGCTCCTGAGCCATGGTGATGCGCTGGCTCTGGGAGAAGATGTTCGGGTCCGAGACCGGGATCACGTCAACCCGGCCGTCAAAGTCCGCATTCAGGACTTGCTGCTCACCGGAGCCTGTCTGATAAGGATAGGCCGGGGGCAGGTATTCGCTGAAAACCCGCGCCAGGAGCTGGAACTCAAGCTTCTGGCTGTAGTGAAGGCGCTTGTGGATCGCGCTCATCACCTTCGTTCCGCGCTCCAGCAAGGCCACCGTCGTACCCACAGGCATCTGCTGGTTCATATCCCCGACGTTCATGTCGGCGATCGAGGCGAAGCGCTTCCCGGACTCCACGAGCAGCCCGAGGAGCTGCATCAAGACGTTCGACGGCTCCTTGATGGGCAGCGGGACCAGGTTCTCCTTGAGAGATCCGCCGGTAGTGTCGATATCACGGAACTCGCCGGGCTGGAGCGGATTATCCTCGTCCCGGATCCGCATCCCGCGGGCCTTGAAGCCGGCAGGCAGGTTGGCCAGGGTGCCGGCGTCGATCAGCTGGCGCAGGATCGAGGTCGAGGCCTTGGATAGGCCGCCAATCATGTGCGACAGGCCCAGGCCGTAGAAGCCAAGGCCCGGGAGGAACTTGAACTGCACGAAATAATTGATCTTGCGCTTGCTTAGATCCTGCTCGTTCCAGTTGCGGCGGATCGAAAGAACCTGCTGGGAATCCTCGTCGATGGTAACGATATAGGGCAGCTTCAGCCCCGTGGGCTCACCGTCCTCGCCGACGTCCTCAAAGCCCGGGAGGTCGAGAATCGTATGAACCTCGTAGACCATACGGTCACGCATCTCTTGGTAGGACGGGGACTGGCCCTCGATCTCGTCAATCTGCTCCTCGATATCGTCCCGGGAGTAGTGGCCATTGCCGCCCTTGAGCTCAACATCCGCGTAGAAGCCATTCAGCTGCAGCTTCCGGATCTCGTTCTTGCTCATGGTCAGAACGTGGGTCACGCGCTCGGCAGAGAACAAATCCGGGGCCTCGTAGGGCACGATCAGGTCCTCGGGGGCGATGAACTTGCTCACCGCCCGGTCTAGCACCGTGTCGTAGTACACCTTCTTGAAGGCCGATCCTGCCAGGGGCAGGTAGAACAGGAGCATGTCGAGCTCGGGGTCGTACTCCTCCATGACATTCATAACGTAGAAATTCATGAAGTTGCCGACGCGCTCGGCTTGCTGCTCAACCTCGACGGTGCGAGCGCCGACGATTTCGGTCTTCACCGGACCCTTGGCGGGCAGAAGCTCTTTATAGGCCTGGGCCTGAAACTGGGTGACGGCCTCGGCCAGGATCGGGTGAATCACCCCAGAGGCGCCCTCAAAGGGCTGAGAGCGGCTGTCGTCGAAGCGCATGCCCAGATACTTCAGGCCATCGACGTAGGTCTTCTCCCAGTCAGAGCGTGACTCCTTGTCGGCCTTGATCGACGACAAAACGTCGCCGGCCAGGGTCATAAGATCGCCGCGGTCCAGGTATTCGACGAGGTTCTCGTCGTGAGCCGCCTGAGGCATCTCCGGCATCGCATCGATTTCGTCGTCGATGAGAAGACCCTCTTCCGCGACCAGGATCATGGCCGCGTCGCGCACCTGCTCATCTCGGGAGGGTTCCGGGAAGACCTCGACCTGGTTCCCCATGGGGATGACGTCGGGATCGTCCTGCGTGCCTAGCTCACGTTTCTCGATAGCCATTAGTAGTACACCACCCTATCTCGCCGCATGGGTCTCATTTCTTCTTGGTAATCCTCGTCCAGGGTAACAAAACCGCCCTGGCGGAACCTCATCAGCGCCATGGTCGAAGAGTCGCAGAAATCATCGTTATCCCCAAACGGGAACGACGCCATCTCCTCGATCACCTCCTCAGCAAAAGTTTGCTCCGGAGCCCAGACCATACCCGATTCAAAGATCGGGGCCACGCTGTTCATTCTGGCGATCTTATCCTGCCCACGGCTCGGGGTATACGCCGTCACCGGGATGCCCATACGCCGGAGCTCGTGGGTCAGGGGCGTGCCCGAGGCCTTGGCCTCGATCAGGACACAATCCGGCTCCCAATAACGATACTCCTCCATGGCGATCTTCTTCAGGTCAGGGAAATCGACCCGCATGCGCTTGGCATCAAGGAGGATGATTTGCTCCGGCCCCTCCTCTTCGGGCTGGAAGATCGCCCAGGTGGTGATCGCCGAGTAGTCGGCGGTCTCCTTTTTTGAATAAGCGGTATCGTAGGACTGGATCACATAGCTGTAGGCCGGGACGTGGTCAGGCTCCCAGCGGCGCCACCATTCGCGCTTAACAATTGAACCCTCCTCGGCGGTAGGGTTCTGCATCCACTGCGCGTTCCACTTGGAGATCGGCAGCGAGGCCTTTACGGAGAGGAGCTCCTCCTTCTTCCAGAACTCAGGCCAAAGCGGATCCTCGCTTTCGGGCATGATCGCCGGGAACTCAACCACATCCCACTGGTCAGCGTAGTCGTCGCCCTGCTTCTTAAGCACACGCCCCACAAGATCCTTCGTGGACCAGCGGGTCATGACGATGACGATGATCCCGCCCGGCTGAAGACGCTGCCGAGGTCCGGAGGTGTACCACTCGTAGATGCCGTCCAGGGCCGTCGCCGAAAGCGCGTCTTGCTCCGAAACCGGGTCGTCGATCACCAGGAGGTCGGCACCGCGGCCGGTGATCGCACCGCCTACGCCTGAGTAGAAGGCCTCGCCGCCGCCGTTGGTGGTCCAGCGGCCTGCGCTCTTGTTGTCGCCCTCAAGCTGGAGGCTCGGGAACACCTCCTGGTAGGCGTCGCTGTCGATAATGTTCCGCACCCGGCGGCCAAAGCGCACCGCGAGCTCGGCGGTGTGGGTCGCCTGGATGATCTTGAGGTTAGGACGCCGGCCCATCATCCAGGCCGGGAAGAAGGTGCTCGCAAACTCAGACTTTGAATGTCGCGGCGGGAGGCAGACGATCAGGCGCTTAAGCTTCCCGTCGGCGATTTTGTTGAATTTCTCGGCGATGATTTGGTGGTGCCGGCCTTCAATGAAATCAGGCCACTGGGTCTTAACGAAGGCCATGAAATCCTTCTGGGCGGTCTCCTGCTTCTCAAGCGTTTCGTAGCGCTTGAGCAGGGCCATGGCCTCCGTTTTTTCACTGTCGGAGAGAAGATCGAAGTCCTTGAGCGCTAGGCTAGACATTGCCGCCAGTCTTCCCCGAGGAACAGCAAAGCCTCTGCTTCGCGCCGGCGGACAAGACCAGGGAGCTCCTTCCCGCCGGCCTTGGTCCAGCGGCGGATCTGATTCGGCACGTCATCAAAGTCGCCCTCATTCAGGCGCTTGAGCAGCGTGCTCTCCTTGAGGTTCCCCGGCCCCAGGTTGAAGGTCCACGCCACCAGGGCGTCGAACTGATTTTGCGTGAGCTCAGGCTCAACGTACTGCTCCACATATTCTTCAAATTCTTCAAGGTCCGCCTTCAGGAGCTCCTCGGCGTCAGCCTCTTCGATCTCGTCGTCCTCGTGGACGTTTGCGGTGTGCCCATAGCCAATGGTCAAGACCTCGGCCGGGCACCAGTACGCCTTGAGCTCGCAGCCCTCAAAATTTTTAATTAAATCGATACCTTCGGCGCCGGTCTTCATGTCATTCCTGCTTCTGGCTGGACCCAAAATAAAACGCAATGACCGTGCTGAAGCTGCCAGTGATGCTGCCCAAAATAAGGTTGATGATGGCGTCGGTGTTACGGTCATGCGGCAAGATCGTGACCAGCAGGATGTAGCCGGCGAACAAGAGGCACAAGGAAACAGCCAAGAAGCGCGCGGTCCAGTCCTTGGAAAAGTGCTTACGGGCGTCTGCCGTGTCGGCGGTCTGCAGGGCGTAGAGATCAACGTCCAGTTCTTTCATGCGGGATTCAAAATCCAGCTCCGCTTTCTTGATCTGCACAAGCTGCTCTGGGGTGGCCTGTGAGAGCGCCTTCTCTAGGCTCCGTGCGTCCGTATCGCAACCAAGCACACTGGCAATGGCTGACGCCGCTGCACCGCCCAGAGGCCCACCGAGAGCCGTTCCGAGAGTGGGGGCTACGGCTCCTACAATATTCTTGATCGCATCAAACTTCATCTGCCTGCCATCCAAAAAAGGCCCAGTAAGAAGGGATACATGCCGACGGTCAGGCCAATGGCCCACTTAATCCACCCCTCCAGCCTGCTCATGCGGTCACAAATGTCAGTAAAACGCTGCTCTATCGCTGCATAACGCTGCGTGCATTCACGCTCGTGGGCCGCAATTTCAGCGAGAGCTTTTTCAGCAACATCCATGTGCTAGCTCCTAGGCAAGAAAGGGTCGGTTTTGGATGTAAACAACATCAAAAGCAGCTGAGACGGCAATGTTCGCCCCAGAGCTGTCCCCGATGCAGCGCATCTCAAGGTCTGTTTTTTCTTCAAACTTCAAAGGAAAGGTGTAAACCTGCATGTGCCCAGATTCAGACTTCACGAACTTGTCCTTCACCTGAAACACTTCCCCAAAGGGTCGCGCCAAGAACGTGATGGTCGCGTACTTGTTGTTCTGGGTGGTTGCCACGGTTATATCGGTCTGGGTGACGTAAGCCGTGTAGCCCCGTGGCACGGTCCAAAGCGCCATTAGACTCTGCCCGTCCCCTGCTGCAACAGTAGCGTACTTGTTTGCAGGAACCCCGGCGGTCACGGTGCCGGTGCCGGCATAAATAACCCCGGCATTCGTGCCCCCCGTGCCAGCGGAGCGGACGATCATCCGGTTCACGCGCAGGAAAGACTGGGTGGTGTTGACCGCCGTCTGCCCGCTTAGGGTGACGGTCTCATTGATCTCGTCATAGTCGGCGTCGAGGCCAAAAAGTTCGACGGTGCGGGCGCCCGTGCCCGCGGAGGTATCGTTTGCCGAGGAGCTGGAGACCTTAAGGACGGTAGCAGAGCTTAGGTAGCTGTAAAGGCCGCCCTCTGCCCAAACGGTCTCCAGGGAATCATCGACGTCGGGGTTGAACCCAAACTTGAACAGCGACTCGTGGTAGGCAATTTGGCCCCGAGAGACCTGAAGCTCAAAAGGTTCGGAGGTTCCGACACGCGAAATCGAGCTGGTCTCTCGGGCCATGGTTATGCCGCCTCTTCTTCGCCGCCCGTAACTGCGGACATGAGGGATTGCTCTCGCCAGCCCAGGGCAACCTGGAGGTTCAGACCAGCCTGCTGAAGCTGGTTAATCTGGCTCCCGATTTGACCCAGCTGCTCGCGAATGGCCATAACCTGGTCGTAGTGGACCTTGGCCTCGCCTTCAAAAGTCTCGGGGTCGTATTCAGTACCGTCGATCGTGATCATTGATTCATTACTCCCAGCGCCAAATAAAATAGTCCGCCGAAACCGGCGACGAGCACAAGAATAACGAGAAACGTAACCGTGTTCCAGAACACTTCCTTGCGGCGCCTAGCCTGGGCGTAGACCGCCTTCTCGCGGTCGGCGCGGATCTGCTTCCGCATGTCCATGAGCTCAAGGTAGGCTTCTTTCCCGTAGCTGTAGAGCAAGAGCTCGCGAATATCACGCTCCTGGGCCTGAACCCGCTTCTTATGGGCAAACAGTTCCATTGCCTCCTGATTCACGCTCTTAGAGGAGACAAGCTTCTTGAACAGCGGGGGGTTCTTGGCCTGACGCTCGGCCTCGTTTAAGTCGGAGACGGCGCCATACCACTTGGCCAGCTGGCCCATGGTGTCTTCAACGTCACGGCCAGCCGCGACAAGTTTCTTGACCGTCTTGTACGCCGTGGTAGCGGCGGTGATGGCCGTGACCGGATCGATCATTATTGCGCTCCATCACCCCGCTCCTGCAGCTATTCTACATCATCGGCGTTCTTGTTCTTACCGACGTTCCCGGCGATGGTGTTCAGCACCTTGAGCGCCATGGAGACATACTTGTCGTCGGTCTTGGTAGGCGTCAGGGCCGTGACGGCGGTCGCGGCGGTGACCAGGGCGGTGATGGCATTGAGCCACCCAGGCAGCGCGTCAAAGAAAGCGAAGAAGGTTTCCATTACCAGGGCACTCCGTCAGCGGTCGTAGGGTTCTTTTGCGCGTCGATGTTGGCTTGTAGCGCCGCCTCGGTTGCATCTTGGTCCACGCCGTCAGCCCACACCCAGCCAAGCACGGTCGCTTCCGTGAGGTCAGCATAGGGCGTGAAGTCAGGCGCAGAGGCGTCGTAGGTGAAGCCGCAGGTGCCGTAAGAGGCTGCGGAATAATCCACCGCATCATCGCCGGTTCCAACGGTCTCAGAGGCCGTGCAGCGCCAGTGCGCCACGATAACGCCCCCGTCGGAAAGGTTGCGCTCAAGGGTGGAGATGGTCCAGCTAAAAGTTGCGGACATTTTTATGCTCCTTTCAGTGCGGCCACTTCGGCCTCAAGGGTTTCAATACGGGCCATTGCTTCTTGCAAGGCCTTAACGGCTTTGACGTAGACAAGCGAGTATTGAATGCTTTTGGTTGTAGTTCCAAGATCGTTTCCTTCTTGATCTCGGTCGGTCGTTTCTTTAACAATTCCGGGGCATACAAGCTCTGCTTCTTGGGCAATTAGGCCCATCTGCGTGTGCGTCGATTGCCCTGTTTCTTCTTTGAAGTTGTATTTGCGAAACCGCAAGCCTTTAATGTCGTCCCATTGCGCCGAAGCATCTACGACATTTTCTTTCAGTTTAATATCAGAAAGAGAGCCATAGCTGTTATTGGTATTTTCAACGTTGCCGTTGTCGTAAACCTTTAATCTGTCGGCAACACCATTCACGGAACAGCGCAAAAACTCATAGGATTCATTAGTTGTGTTTCGGCTGGCAAGCGCTTGAATTACTTGGCCGGTATAGCTTGCGTTGGTGGCATGGCCTCTAATCATTTGTGCAGCCGAGCCGCTGCCTTCAACTGTAAGTTTTGCCGATGCAGTCGTCGTCCCCACCAACACGTTGCCGGAGAGGTAGAGGTCTTTCCAGCGCGCCGAAGATTGACCTAAATCGTGTGCGTTATCGGCAAGAGAGCCATCCGTTACAGGCATGACGCCGTTGGTAGAAAATACTGCGCCTGCTGACGAAGGCGAGCCAATGTAAACTTTTGAGCCAGAAAAACTACCAATCGACCCCACCGTGGTGCTGCCTTTGCGGAATACTGCGATGTCGCCATCAGAGCTTAGTCGCGTAAAATAAGCCGCTGGTGCGCCGTCCCTAGTGACTAAAAGAGACCCGCCGTTGTTATAAACAAAACCTTCTGCGCTTGTGGTTGTCGTGTTTGTGGTCACCCCCACCAGCAGGTT